AATTACACGATGCGCAAGTACGCATTACTGAGTTGTACGAAATAGTTAAAAAACAGCAATCACAATTGAGTAGTTATAAAAATGAATCCCTTTGAATATATTAAATCAATCAATGATACTAAGAAAGATATCATGGTTGATGATGTAGCTGAAAAAGGGTACACTCCTTTTATAATCAATAGGAACTTTTCGTTTTTTAACGATACTGTGCTATATGCTAACGAAATGAACCGTTATCATCACCTAGACCATCGCCTTCAATTCGATTTTTTTATAAATATAATTAAGAAAAAGAAAAGATGGTCTAAGTGGATAAAGCCACAGGACATCGATAACCTAGAACTCATTAAACAACATTATGGGTATAGCAACGATAAAGCTAAATCCGTTTTAGAATTATTTAATAATGCACAAATAGAAGAGTTGAAAAGAAAAGGATTGAAAGGTGGAAGAACAAAATAACGAAATCAAGAATTGGGTTCCGGCTGATATGTTAGAAGTAACGTTGAATGAGCCCGATGACTTTCTCAAAATCAGAGAAACTTTAACACGAATTGGAGTAGCCTCAAGGAAAGACAATAAATTATTCCAATCATGTCACATCTTGCATAAGCAAGGTAGATATTTTATTGTACATTTTAAGGAACTATTTTTATTAGATGGTAAGCCATCAAACCTTATAGAAAATGATGTACAACGTAGAAATACAATTGCAACTCTATTAGCCGATTGGGGACTTATTAATATAGTTAACCCAGAGGTGGCAAAGGATTTAGCGCCATTGAGACAAATCAAGGTGATTCCTTTTAAGGAAAAAACTCAATGGGAGCTGTGCCCTAAATACAATATAGGAAACAGCAATAATGCAGAAAAAAATTAAAAGAGCCTGTAAAGATTTTCATAAACTTATGAAAGCAGGCAGATTAAACAAAGTAGTTAAAATGTTAAACATGGAAACTATTAAATAAATTTATTTAAACTGGTAGTTAAACTAGTATAAATATAATCGAGGAATGCGGTATTGGACCGGTTCCCACAACCTTGCTATTATAGGAGGAAATAAAATGGTAAGAAATAACTTGAACGTGCCTCGTTCACTATTCGTCGGATTTGATACTTTATTCGAAGACTTAGAAAGGATTCATCAAAGTGCCAGGTCTGGAACAGATAACTATCCACCACACAATATAGTTAAAATCGATGAAGAGAAATTCTTAATCGAGTTAGCTGTAGCTGGATTCAAAGAAGGTGACATCAATGTAGAAGTCAAAGATGGCATCCTAAAGGTCTCTGGTGAGATGGGTAAAGATGAGCGAGACTTTGCATTTAAAGGTATATCGTCCCGCAAATTCGAGAAATCTTTTCGACTCTCAGAATTTGTTGTAATCGACGGTGCTGATTTGACGGATGGAATATTAGTAGTGTATGCTAGAGTAGAACTTCCAGAAGAGAAGCGTCCTAGAAAGATCGAAATAGGGTCTGCTGGGGCATCAAAGAAAAAGCAATATTTGAAAGGCTAGTATCAGCGAAAACCTGGCAGATAATGTAATAAACAAATCTGTCGGAGAACAATCATGAAATACGTTACCCATCTAATGGATAAGTATGATGACGTTGGAGAGACCCTTAAACAAACATTGGAAGCAACTTTAATAGTAGCATTCATTGTAGGCTTAGCACCATTCTTAATGTGGTTAAGTGCCTATAGCATTTAAGGGAATCAATAAATCATGCGGGGGAGGGAAACTTCCCCCACACTTTTTTTAAAAAAAACAGTGTACTTTTGCCGTGAACTGTGATATAATATACATGTTATGAAGTTTTATACTAATGTAAGTCGTTATGGTAATATGATACTCCTCCGTGGGTATGACCACAATAAACGAATCTCAGAAAAAATTAAATACGAACCCTCACTATTCGTGAGTACGAATCGTCCTACAAATTGGAAAGCCTTGGATGGTACTCCAGTTGGTAAAATGAATTTTGACTCTATGCGATCTGCAAACGAATGGGTTCAAACGAACAAAAACACCGCCGGGCTCCATATCTTTGGAAACACTCGATATATTTCGGCTTTCATCAATGACCATTTTCCAGGTCAAATCGAATTCGATCGTAACAAAGTAAATGTCACTACGATTGATATCGAGGTTGCGTCGGATGATGGCTTCCCCGAGCCAGACAAAGCTGATAATCAAATCACTGCGATTACGATTAAAAATAATATCGACAATACATATTATGTGTGGGGTCTCGGCACCTATGACGTAAGCAAATCATTAATGAAAACCAACCGGGTAGTTTATAAAAGCTACGAATCCGAGGCTGACCTCTTGGTCAACTTCATAACACATTGGTCCTCAGGTTCTCACTCACCAGATGTGGTGACCGGTTGGAATACTAGGTTCTTTGATATACCTTACCTCGTAAACAGAATACATAAACTTCTTGGTGAGCCATACGTAAAAAGGCTATCACCTTGGAGTATGATTGAACGTAGAGAAATAACTACGATGGGTAGAACTCAAACTGCCTACGAACTTAAAGGTATTTCTAATTTGGATTACCTTGACTTATGTAAAAAGTTTGGATATTCTTATGGTCCTCAGGAATCTTATAAGTTGGACCACATTGCTCATGTAGTACTTGGAGAGAAGAAACTATCTTACGAAGAGTATGGCTCTTTGCATACCTTATATCAACATAACTTCCAAAAATTTATTGACTATAATATAAAGGACGTTGAGTTGGTCGACAGGATCGAAGATAAACTTGGTTTAATTACTCTTTGTTTAACTATGGCATACAAAGGTGGAGTGAACTACAATGACACGTTTGGCACCACAGCAATCTGGGATACGATTATCTTTAGGAAACTATATGAACATAAGATTATAATACCATTTGCTGAGGATAAAACTAAAACGTTCTATCCTGGTGGTTTTGTAAAAGAACCTCAAGTTGGAATACATAATCACATGGTTAGTTTTGATTTAAACTCTCTATATCCTTCTATTATTATGCAATACAATATGTCACCTGAGACAATATTGAATGGAAGGGTAAGTAAAGTTGATATTGAAGATATGCTAGCAAATCCAAATGTACAAATGGAAAAGTTTGAAGGTGAGTGTGTAGCTGCAAATGGCCAACACTTCACAACTAAGAAAGTTGGAATACTTCCAATGATTATTGATGAAATGTATAATGAAAGGGTAGGAATCAAAAAGCAAATGATTGATGCTCAAAATGAAAAGGAAAAGGTGGATAAAGATGACAAACAAAAACTATACCAAATCGAAAGGGATATTGCAATTGCCGAGAACAGACAGGTGGCTATTAAAATCCTGCTTAATTCTCTCTATGGTGCTCTTGGCAACAGATATTTCAGATTCTTCGACCAACGAATCGCTGAAGCAATTACCCTTACCGGACAGCTTACAATACGATGGGCCGAATATGCACTTAACTCCTACCTTAATCGAGTGCTCAAGACGAATACAAGAAAAGACTATGTCGTTGCCATCGATACAGATAGTTTGTATGTACGCCTAGGAGATGTAATCGATCAGTTTAAACCTGAGAATCCTATTGACTTCTTAGATAAAGTTGCTAACGAAATGCTTGAGCCTGAACTGGCTAAATCCTACGATAACTTATTTGATATTCTTGGTGGTGTATCAAATCGCATGGTTATGAAAAGGGAAGCTATAGCTGATAGAGGAATATGGACAGCTAAAAAGCGCTACATCTTAAACGTACATGACAACGAGGGTGTAAGATATAAAACGCCTAAGTTAAAAATCATGGGAATTGAAGCAATCAAATCTAGTACACCTGAACCATGCCGAGAAGCATTGAAAGCTTTGTTCAAGGTAATCATCCAAAAAGATGAAAGGGAAACTCAACAGGCAATCGAACAATTTAAAAATCATTTCAAAACATTACCACCCGATGAAATTGCATTTCCACGTGGAGTCACAAAGGTTCGTGAGTTCAAGGATGCAAATAGTATCTATAAAAAAGGTACGCCTATGCACGTACGCGGGTCATTACTATTCAATCATCAAGTTAATAACCTATCGCTACAAAAGAAATATCCTTACATTCAAAATGGTGATAAAATCAAGTTCGTATACTTACGCATTCCAAATCCAATTCATGAGAATGTTATTGCTTTCTCTGATTACTTACCCGATGAATTTGGATTACATAAGTACATTGATTACGATACACAATTTAAAAAGACATTCCTTGACCCAATCGAACCAGTGTTGCAAGCAGTTGGTTGGAAGCATGAGGAAGTAGCAAGCTTGGAGGATTTCTTTGGCTAGGATATTAGTTGTAGGACAGAAACCAGGTTTAGTAGATAAATCTAAATCAGTCACGTGGAATCGTGTAAGTGGTTGGATTAAAGAAGATTATGATTGGACTAATATATATGACCTAGAAGATAAGGTTATATTTACTGTAGAACAGTCATATAAATACTCTCACATAGTGGCTTTAGGAAATGTAGCCTCTGAATATCTAAACAGATTAGGTGTTGAACATTGTAAGATACCACATCCAAGTAGATTGAACAGGCAATGGAACAATCCACAAACTGAGATTGATACTGTAAATAAATTAAATAGCTATTTACATTTACACAGAAATGTGTTATAATATACCAAGAGGAAAAAAATATGGAATATAAATTAGTAAGATTAAGTAATGGAGAAGAAGTTATTGGTCAAGTGACTGAAACTGAAAATCAAATTACTATTGAAAATGGTCATGCCTTATTTGCACCGGAACCTGGTAAGATTGGATTCATTCCTTTTATGCCATATACCAAAGCAAAGAATGGTGTGTCAATTGATAAACAATTTGTTATGTTTATTGTTGAGCCTTTGGATTCATTAGTGGACCAAGTAAAAGGCGTTGGCTCTAAAATCATGACACCTAAAAAGGACATTATAGTATGAGCAAAGACTGGGTAAAAGATATTCATGATATGCAAACCAAGTATCAAACTCGTGATTGGGTTGAAGCTAATCCAGAAAAACTAAGAGAGTTTCTTAAGTTTAGAATTGAATTTTTACAAGAAGAGTTGGATGAAACCCAAGCAGCTTACAGGCGTAAAGATGCTGAAGAGATTGTTGATGGTCTCATTGATTTGTGTGTTGTTGCTATTGGTACACTCGATGCTTATGGTGTTGACCCATACAAAGCTTGGGATGAAGTACTAAAAGCTAATATGCAAAAGTATGTAGGAATAAAAGAATCAAGACCAAACCCACTTGGAGTACCTGATTTGGCAAAGCCAGAAGATTGGGAAGCACCAAGTCATATAGGAAATCATGGTAAGCTTAACGATATTTGATAACATATACGATAACAAAACTCATAAGAGAATGGATTATAGTTCTTTTGATGAGTTTGCTGGTGTGTTATATAAGTTAGCTAGTGATGATAAGTATCCTACAAAACAAGAAGCTCCTCTCATATCACCTGCTACATATGAACCAAATACAACAAGAGCAAATGATAATGTTGTTGGTTGGGGTGGCTGGGCAGCTTTAGATGTTGATACGTTCCAAGGTGATATAAGAACAATTGAAAAAACTTATCCTGACTATAAGTATGTTTGCTACTCAACAGCATCATCTACAAAAGAGTCACCAAAGTTTCGTTTAGTATTTGATTTAAAATATCCAGTTCTCAAAGATGATATCAAACACTTTTGGTATGCTTTAAATAAAGAGTTCTTGGAAGTATCTGATGCTCAAACAAAAGATTTATCTCGTATGTATTATATTCCTAATCAATATAAAGATGCTTTTAATTTTATCTTTACTCATGAAGGAAAACAAATGGACCCAATAGAACTAATGGGTAAACATCCATACGTAAACAGACAAGAAGGATTTTTTAATCGATTACCTGATGCAATTCAAAAAGGATTAATCGAACATAGAAAAAATCAATTAAATAATACTAACTACTCTTGGAATAATTATGATGATTGTCCATTTGTTAATCGTAAACAGATTGAAGAATACAAATCGATATCTGATACAGGTTGGTATGCAAAACTATATCAAATCATGGTTAGTACTGCTGGTAACGCAATGTCAAAAGGTTATCCAATCACAGCAAAAGAGATTGAATACTTATGCAGACAACTGGATTCAGACACTGGCAACTGGTATGCTAAAAGAGATATAGAAAAAGAAGCAGAACGAGCTATAGAGTTCGTATTTAGAAATAACATATAGGATTTATTATGGATAGAGAATTACATCATCAATATCAACAAGGAAATAGAATGGCAAAAGTTTATTTAGCTAAGAATGGATGGGAAGTCGATTTATTTGAAGGTACTGATTTTGAAGCAACAACAAAACTACATGACCACTCAGAACTATATGCGCAAAATACAGCTGAAAACTGGGTACAAGGAATGTCAATTCCTATTAAAAATGTTAAAGAAAAATAAGTTTACATTTGCAATGAAATGTGATATAATAGATAATTATGGAGTAAATTATGAAAGAAAGTATGAAAGTCCTGCAAGAATGTGCAGAGCTACAAGCTAG